TCGATAATAAAGGTAACTTACAAGGTATCGAGGAGTTAGCCGTAGCGGTATTTAATAAACTAGCCGCCTCATCTATCGTAATGAACGTTGCCGCTATGAGTGCTCCATCCGTTTTAGATGTACAAAGCGGATCACTTTTAACGGCATCTTTCGACATCCAAATACTAACGAGCTGGAGTTAAGCATGAGCCTAACCGACGAGGATATCGCCTTTCTTATCAAGATAGGGCAGATCACCGAAGCACCAAAAAAAGAAACAAAAACACACACACCTACTACAGAGAAAAGCGAGGAATAGGCGATGGCCGTATTTCTATCAAATGGAGTAGTCGTAACCCTTAACTCGGTTGCACTCTCAGACCATGTTACAAGCGCGACAATTAACCGCGTATTTGAGGAGCTCGAGGTTACGGCCATGGGTGACTCGAGCCGGAAATTTACAAAAGGTTTGGAAACCTCAACGATTTCGCTCGATTTCCTATCCGATACCGCAGCGGCAAACGTAAACGCAACGCTACAAGCTGCGTGGGGTACTACCGTGCCAATCACGCTAAAGCAAACTAGCGCAACTACCTCAGCTACTAACCCTCAGTACGCGACTACAATCCTAGTAAATAACACTACAGATATTAACGGCGCGGTCGGAGATATCGGTACTCAGAGCATCACGTTTACCTGTAACTCACCAATCGTAATTACAACCGCACCATAAACGAAAAGAAAAGGGGCTAACAAATGGCACGACTCAAAATAACAAGGGCTACAGGCGAGGTATCCGAGCATCAAATCTCGCCGCGAATTGAGTACGCCTTTGAGTTATACGCAAAAAAAGGCTTTCACAAAGCTTTTAGAGATGACGAGAAACAAAGCGACGTATATTGGTTAGCTTGGGAGTGCTTACGTACATCCGGCGAAACTGTACCGATGTTTGGGGCAGAATTTTTAGATACCTTGGCTAAGGTCGAGGTACTAGACGATCTACCTTTAGCCTAGGGCGGGACTCTGTAACTTATTTGGTAGCACAACTATCAATACGGTTACAGATCCCGCCTCAAGCGGTACTCGATCTCGATACAGAGATGCTTAAAATGTTAATCAAGGTACTTAACGAGCAAGCGGAGGAGGCCAAAAATGCCCGTAATAGAATTACGCGGAAACGTTGATCTACGTAAAGCTTTACGCGCTTTTGCTCCTGACTTAGAAAAGCAACTACGTAAAGATTTAGCCGATGCTATGAAGCCTGTAGTCGCTAAAGCTCGGGGTTTTGCACCGGCTGAGCCTCCTATGCGTAATTGGGCTCCTCGATCCTTTAGTGAGGCCAAGTTTCCTTTTTACAATGTTGAGACTATCAGAGCGGGTATTACATACTCGACAAGTCCTACATTAGTAAGAGATTACGGCTTTAGCTCAATGGCAAAAATAACTAATAAATCTGCCGCGGGTGCTATTTATGAAACTGCGGGCCGTAATGGGCCTCAGCCGTGGGTAGGTCCTAGCGCTGGGGGAGCAAGTAAAGGCGTTAGCCGATCCGTAAACCGTAAAGCCGGTGCTCAATTTATTGCCAATTTACCGCCGCTGGTTAGCAGCTTACAAGGTCGCGGCCGTTTGATTTATAGAGCGTGGGCCGAGGATAAAGGTAAAGCCGAAACGGCAGCGTTAGAGGCTATTAATAAAACTACTACCCTTTTTAATGCTCGAGTGGCCAAGGGGCCAGTGAGCAGGGCTGCATAATGGTATTACCTGTAATTAATATTGGCTCCAAGTTAGACGGTAAAGGATTTAAGCAAGCTCTAACCGCCTCTGAAAAATTGGGTAAGAGTGTAAAAAACCTTGCCGGTAGTTTTGGCTTGGCTTTTGGAGCTGCCGGTTTATTATCGTATGGTAAAAATGCCGTTAAGGCTTTTGCAGAAAATGAAAAGTCTGCAAAGCGTTTAGAGACAGTATTAAAAAATATAGGTTTAGGGTTTGATACTGCCGCTATAGAGAAAAACCTCGGAGATATCTCTGCCAAGTTTGGTTATGAGGGCGAGGTATTACGTGAGTCTTTCCAAAAACTAATTACAGTAACAGGCGATACCGCTAAGGCTCAAGATTTACTTAATTTATCGTTAGATGTAGCCGCAGGATCGGGCGAGAGTTTAGCTACCGTAAATGCAGATCTCGCTGCGGTTTACGTCGGCAACACTAAAGGCCTAAGAAAATATAATTTAGGTTTAACTCAGACCGAGCTAAAGACTCTCGATGTTAATGATGCCGTAAAGCTATTAAGTAGGACTTTTGGCGGCGCGGGTGAAGCCGAGCTTAAAACTTTCTCCGGTCAGATGCGCGTATTACGTGAAGCCGCGGATAATGCTCAAGAAACTATTGGTACCGGCTTAGTTACCGCTTTTGGCATTTTGTCCGGCGAGGAGGGTATCGGTAAAGCTACTACCGCTATGGAGGATTTTAGCGAGTCTATTAAATTCGCTTTAATTGGTTTAGCTGATTTAACTAGTTTTAAGGCTCCAAGTGGGCAAAAGTCTTTATTTGGTTTATTACTTACTCCAATTAAAAGACAATTAGAGGCAGGGCCATTAGGCGCATTAATCCGTTTAGGCGAGCGCACGGCTATTAAGCCTAAGCCTTTTGGTACGCCTATGAGCGTGTCAGGCTCTACAGATGCTCAAGGTAAGATCGAACGTGACCGGGCTAAGGCTGCGGCCGAGGCTGCACGTAGAGAAAAAGAGCGCTTAGCATTAATTAAAAAGCAAGCATTAGCGGAAAAAAATAAACTTTCGTTATCAAAGGCTGCCGCAGAGTTTGATACTAACCGCATCTCTATTGCGGCTGCTCTTAAGAATACATACGACAAAGAGACACGCCTACGCCTTGAGGCTCTTATGGCTATTGAGGACGAGGACGGCGATAAAGCTTTAGATCGTCTAAAGCAATTAGGCATACTTACGGCAGCTAATCAAACCGCAAAACTTAATGGCCTCAAAGGTATTACCGAAACAGAGCTAGCCGGGCTTAATGCCGTCCTTATGAAAGAGCTATCGGCTATTGAGTCTGCCAAAAATGCCAAGTTAGCAGCTATCAACGCATCCGGAGCAGATCAAGCCTCTAAAGATGCAGCTAAGTTAGCAGCTATCGCCGCCGCCGAGGCTGCCGAGGCCGCCGCTTTTGCCAAGTATAACGATGCGTTATCTAAGCAAGGCGGGTTAAACGATTTAGATTTTTACACAAAGAAAACTCAGATTACGACTCTTGAGGTTTTACGTTTAGCATCAATTAATAAAACTACCGCGGCACAAACCTTAGCCGATCAAATTGCCCTAGCGGCCGGCGTTAAAACCGTTGAGGAGATCGCGGCCAAGCGTAAAGCGGCTCAAGATGCGGATAATGCAGCTATGGCCGCCGAAGCTGCCGCTAGAAAAGCCGCCGAGGATAAAGCCTTTACCGATTATCTTGCCGCTCTTAAAGCTAAAAATGATGCAGCCCTTACCGCAGATGCTGATTTAACCGCAGCTAAGTTAGCTAGTATCTCAAGCGTTGCAGCGGCTCAAGCTGCCGCCGATGCAGCGGCTCTCTCAGGCGTAGCAGCTTTATCGGCTGCAATTAAATCTATACCGCCTTATCCGACATGGACTCCACCGCCAGCGGCAAGTATTCCCGATTTACCATCTATGCGTGATCCTGAGGGTAACTTTCCTGATTTTGGCGGCGGCCTTTATATTGATCCCGGTTTAGTAAATCCCGGCGGTGGAGGTAATAATTACACGGTTACGGTAAACGCTGGGGCTATTGCATCTCAAGATGAGTTTACGGCTTTGTTGCAAGATACGATCCAACGGCTTAACCGTAACGGTGATCCACTTACTACGGCGGGTACCGGATGACCGTACCTGTACTCAACGCAATTATTAACTTTTCTACGGGCCCGGCTTTTGCTCAGGCTATGATCCTAGATAACGGCATTTTGGGTACTAACGTACTGGCAGACTCTCAGGCTCTTATCGTCGATGTATCTAACGTAGTCGATAGCGTTACAACAATGCGAGGCCGTAATCTACAGGCGGACGTTTTCCAAACAGGTACCCTAACGCTACGCATCGTAGATCAAAATGGAGACTTTAACCCTCAAAATCCTAATAGCCCTTATTTTGGATTACTTACCCCTATGCGTAAGGTAGCTATCACCGCTACGTATAACGGTACTGAGTGGCCTATGTTTAGCGGCTTTATTACTAGCTACACAACTACAACGCCTAAGATGGCTACGGATGTCGTATATACGACTATTACTGCCGTAGATGGTTTTAGGCTTTTCCAAAACAGTCAAATTACAAACGTTACCTTAGCCTCAGCCGGTGACTTACCCGGCGAGCGTGTAAACGCTATTCTCGATGAGATCGCTTGGCCTCCATCGCAGCGCGAAATTCAGTACGGCGATACTATCTTTCAGGCGGACCCGGGCACTTTACGTACGGCTTTAGCAGCTCTCCAAACCGCCTCTATATCTGAGTACGGTGCTATTTATATGGATGCTAGAGGATCGGTAAATCTTAAGGATCGCGCCTTTTGTATCGACTCTCAAGCTATACCGCCTGTCGTATTTAATGATGACGGCACCGAGATTACTTACTTTAACGCCGTATGGCGCTTAGATGATACGCAGGTATATAACTCGGCCTCTATTACTAAGATCGGCGGCACGGCTCAAATAGCGGAGGATCAAGCCTCTATCGATGAGTACTTTGTACACTCTTATACTCAGCAAAATTTAGTAATGGATACTAATCAAGCTGCACTCGACTACGCTCGGGCTTATGTAGCTAGCCGTAAAGCTACTCGTACCCGCTGCGATGCTATCGAGCTGGACCTTTATACCGAAAACTACAACGATGGAATTATCGCCGCCCTTGATCTAGATTTTTTTGATCCGGTAGAGGTTACGACTAATCAGCCTGGTAATTCGACGTTACAACAGACTCTACAAGTGTTTGGCGTAATGCACCGCGTAAGCCCTAATAGCTGGAAAACGACATTTACAACACAGGAGCCGATTATCGACGGCTTTATATTAAACTCAACACTATACGGAGTGCTCGATACCTCCGTGTTAGCATACTAAGGAGCAAGGTTATGGCAGCTGGACAAGGTTTTAAGACCTTTGTAACGGGTGAGGTTTTAACCGCCGGTGACGTAAACGGCTACCTCATGCAAGGTATTAACGTATTCGCAACTACAACGGCCCGAGATGCGGCTATCACCGCACCGGCTGAGGGTCAGTTTGCTTTTACAAAAGACACTAATGGGCTTTGGTATTACGACGGTGCAGCGTGGGTAGCCTCAGGGGCCACCGGTGACATCGAGGGCGTAACGGCTGGCATAGGTATTAGCGGCGGGGGCACATCGGGTACGGTAACTATCACTAACTCAATGGCTACGGCTATTGATGCTAAAGGTGATTTAGTAGCTGGTACTGGTGCCGATGCTTTTAGCCGTATCGCCGTGGGTGCTAACAACACAGTACTAACAGCCGACTCATCAACTGCCACAGGATTGAAATGGGGAACGGTTAGTGCGGATCTAACATGGTCGTTAAAAAGCACTACGGCCCTAACAGGTGCATCTACTATCACAGTATCAAGCCTTAGCTCTAAAGCGTATATGATTTTGGCTAATCCAACGGGCCCAGCTAGCTCTGCTTTTACAATGCGTTTTAACGGTGATACAGGTGCTAATTACGGAAACATCGGGATGCAAATCTTTGGAGATAGTAGTTACAGTAATGGAGTTTTTAGCGGCGGCGGTAACAATACGGGCCAAACCTCAATATCGATTGGCACAAAATCAAGCGATGCTAACGCTTTTGTAGCTGGTGGTCTAACTATCTGGTCTGCAAATACGACTGGTATCAAACCTTTTGATTGTGTTTTTTCTTGTAATGCCCAAGGTGCAGCAGGAGCAACTAATCGAATATCCCAAGGTGCTTATGCCGGGACATCAGCAATTACCTCAGTAAGTCTTATTAGCTCAGGTGGTAATTTTACATCGGGTAACATTTATGTATATGGAGCAGACTAATGACATATTTAGAAAAAATAATTAACGCTGAAACAGGCGAGGAAACTCTTAGAGAATATACGGCTGAGGAAATTGCTCAGGTAGAAAAATCTAAAGCCGATGCTCTTTTAGAAAATGAAAAGTTTGCAGCCGAGCAAGCGTCTAAAGATGCAGCTCGTCAAGCGGTACTCGACAAGCTCGGGTTATCTGCCGACGAGGTAGCTGCTCTACTCGGATGAGTCTTACAAGCTATAACGGTTATCCGGCCTCGAAAGATCCAAATGAGATCGGTATAAAGTCGTATTCAGTAGACGGTACGGCTTTAAGGCTAAGGTGTGCTAGTAGCGTGGGCCCGCTATTAGCCGCCTTTGCCGCCGAGTTTCATAAGCTAATCGAGCCGATCGATGGTGGGATTTTAGACGATTGGGGCTACGCTTTTAGGATGGTGCGCGGATCTACTGATCGCCTATCGTGTCACTCATCCGGTACGGCTATCGATCTAAACGCGACTAAGCATGCTCTAGGCAAGTACGACACTTTTCCGGCTGAGAAAGTACCTATGATCCGGGCCCTTGCTAAAAAGTACGGGCTCAAGTGGGGCGGCGATTTTAAGAGCCGGCCGGATGATATGCACTTTGAGGTAACAGTTACACCGCTTAAAGCTAAAGAGCTCATGACTAAGTTAGGATTAGAAAATGCCTAGATCATCCGTAGCAACAGTAACGACAACAAAAGCTATAGTAGTGCCGCAAGAAATTGGAGATCAAAGTGTATACCTGCACTCAGCTAGCGGCACTATTTACATAGGAGGCGCGGATCTAACGGCAGTTAATGGCTACCGCTTGGATAACGGCGATAAACTTTCTTTATTAGTGGGAGATCATCAAGATTTATACGCGATTACCTCTACGGGTACGGCCACTTTATACGTATTAAGACAAACTAACTAAAGGGCGTTTAGGAGCAACAAATGAAAGAGCAAGCAATAGCGGCAGCTAAGTCCTACGCGCGAGCATCCCTCGCATCGGTAGCGGCTTTGTATATGTCAGGCATAACCGATCCAAAAGTATTAGCTAACGCGTTTATCGCCGGGCTAATTGGTCCACTACTAAAAGCACTCCAACCGTCCGAGGGTCAGTTTGGGGTTAAAAAGTAATGGAAAGAGCTCAGCTCGTAGTTGGTCTAGCTTTAGGCAGCTTTACCATTTTGGGGCTAGGAGCTGGGCTCGTCCGCCATCTAGTTAAGTATTATCTAGCCGAGTTAAAGCCGGACGGCAACGGCGGCCATAACCTAGCCGGGCGCGTTGAGCGTATCGAGCAGCGCGTAGACCGTATCTACGAGATTTTGCTAGAGGACCGACTCGCCAAGTAACGACACGCCAAACGTCTATACGCTTTGATTTGTGACAAAAAGCCCTCATACTGATACTACAAACGCTGAGAGGGCTACTCGGTTAGTAGCTTAATCGGCCTTAACAAAGGGCTAAGTAATGAATAGTTTGGATATCTTGATCGGTTTGGCAGCCTGCGGTATGGGCTTTATGTTTATGGTAATTGGTTACTCGATTGGCTTTAAGCACGGACACGGCGAGGGCTTTGTACGTGGCCGCGCTATCGCTCAAGCTCTGAAAGATAAGGAGCTAATCTAATGGGATTTTTAGATAACTACGAGGATGTAAACGCACGTATTAAGCGCTTTAGATCAGAGTTTAAGAGCGGTAGATTAGTCGCATATATTGAGAGCTTTGATATTGAGAAAGGCACGATCCTCGTAAGAGCTGAGGCTTACCGCGAGTATGAGGATACGGTTCCTAGCGCCGTCGATTACGCTTTCGGTAACGTCGCAACTTATCCGCAAAATATGCGTAAGTGGATGGTAGAGGACACAATTACCTCAGCTTACGGGCGCTGCATAGGACTATTGACTCCAAGCCTCGAGCATAACTCGAGACCTACGGTGCAGGATATGGAAAAGGTAGAGACACTACCGGCAAGCGCTGATCCATGGAGTACAAAGGCATCTATCGAGGATATGGCTACGATGGCGAGTGCCGTGCTAGAGATCGGTAAAGAGCTAGGCGGCGAGTTAGTCCCTGCCGCTCCAAGATGTCCTCATGGCACGATGATATGGGCTGAGGGTACGGCCAAGGCAACCGGTAAGCCGTGGGCCGCCTACAAGTGCACCGAGAAAAACCGCGCTAATCAATGTAACCCGTATTGGCACGTACTCGGATCAGATGGCAAGTGGAAGCCGCAGGTATAGAGATGGGCG